GTATTGTTTAGCCAGACGATCAATGTCTGACGTAGCACGGCGTACAGCCCTTTTTTTCTGGTAACTGGTAGCCATTACTGCACCGTCATTCCAGAGCCAAGGGTAGTCATGCCAAGACCAAGCTCAGAATCCATGCGCTCTTGAGACAGCAGGGAGCGGCGACCACCACGAGTCCGAGCTTTAAGTGCAGATGCTTCAGCAGCAGCGGCTTTGCGGCGCTCTTCTTCAGCAGCGGCTTGAACTTCTTTGGCTTTTGTTTCCATAGAAGCTTTATTTTCTTTGTACTGTGCTTGTGCAGTATCAAATTGCTGCCTTGCAACATTTGCTTGCTGTTCAAGAGATGCGCCTTGCTTGGCATACTCAGCAGTTTGCCGAGACAGTTCTGTTCGCATAGCTTCAGCATCAGCTTGCTGTTGCATCAATGCTTTTTCTTGGTTGCGTTCTGCACTTCGTCTAGCTTTTCTAGATTCACCTGCTGTGTAAATGCTTCCTCCAACGATAGCTAATGCAATTAATGGCATGGTTAACTCCTTATTAAGACTTCGTCAATTTTTTCAACATCAGTTTCGGCAGTGGCATGGATGCAATACCACACACTGTCCGTCACCCCAATGATTTCATGGTTCTTACCAGCTTCAATGTTGATGCAAGCTGGCGCATGGTATTCAGTTTCGACCCCATCGACCTTTACCACAACCCATCCTTCAGCCAAAATGCTCATGTGGTCGTAGGTATGCTTGTGCTGAGTAGCACAGTAATTTTCTGGTATGCGTATCTCCTTGGCGTACAGGCCAGCAGAGAAAAAATGCTTGATCAGGTCATCCATGAGGCGATTCTATGCGCTCCATGACCAAAAGCAATACTATGCTATCAATCTGATAGCTTATGAGAACACATCAAAGTCGGTATTGGCGTTCATGAGCTGACCCAAGGGTCGTGCGCCGTAGGTTGGACTGCGGGTCATGCGGTTGTATTCACCCCCGCCCAGCATCAAATACCCAAAGGAATCACCAATGTGCGAGTGTTCATTCTTGTTTGGCGCATCTCGGAACCGCTCGTGGCCTGCGCCGACAGCAATGCGCTTAAAGTGATATCCACCTGCTAGCGCCTTGCGTAAAAGCTTGCATTCTCGGTTGACAATCAGCCCAGGTTTGCCATTTATCAGCCTTTGCATGGGTGCGGCAGATGCTTCTCGGCGCACTTTGAAGTCATTGCTAGCAGTTGGCTGGGCTTTTAGGCCAAGGGTTCGCAGGAAGTCAAAGGCTGTCACCTCGTAGATAGCATCTCGTGCCATACCAGCGGGGTCACCCCAGATCATTACTTGGTGATTGGGGTATCTAGCGTTCAATTCAGCCAGCAATTGAGTGCCGAACCGCTCCAAACCCATGTCAAAAGTGACAATTTCTTGGTGGATGATCCATCTTCCGTTAGGCAAACGCTGTCCAATGGTGGCTGCTGGGGTCAAACCAAAGTCCAAACCCACTTGGATTGGCACGGTCATGTCGATTTCGGTGTCTCCAGACATGGTGCTGTCTTCGTACTCAGGCCAAACTGGTCTACCTTCTTGGACGTAGGTGTACTCTCCGCCAGCGTAGCACTTGATCCAGTCTAGATTCTTGCCGCCCAGCATCTGGAGGTAGTAGCCAGCGGGTAGATTGTTGATGTTTTCGGCTTTTGGGTTGATCTTCCACCACTTGCCAGCACTGAAAATGTGATCATTGGCCTCTGGGAACTCAGGCAGATCATCGCTGTTGACCTCGATCACGCCGCCTGGCTGTCTCCAGAACTTCCAAGCAAACTTGCCTGTCAGCTTTTCCTTCTCTGCCATGCGATGCCACCAGTGGTCATCATCCATGGGGTTGGTGTCCATCCAGATGCCAGACCAAGACGCACCGCCATCCCGCTTAGTTGGGTATCGTCCGACACGGTGGGTCAATCCGTCAATTACAGCCTTGGGCAACTCCCTTGCTTCGTTCACCCAAGCGCCAGTCAACTCCAATGACAGTAGCTTTCGGACATCTTTAGGTTGGTCAAGAGCCAAGAAGATCACTTCGCAGTCAATACCAGCGGCATCCCCACGAGCAGGCAGTCGGATGTGGTGGGTAATGGGTGGTGTCCACAGCATCGGGCCAAATGTGCCTTCTGGAAACAGATCCAGCCACGTTTTGATGGTGGTGGTCTTGAGCATGGGGTAGCTATTCCTGACCACAGCCCAGCGTGAGTACCTGATTCCGTCAACAGGGCTGGGTGCTTGCTGGACAGCCTTGACCATGATCTTGGCGGCACAGCCATAAGACTTGCCACTGCCAACTGGCCCCATGATTCCTTGGACAAAGTCGTTGTTCTGGATGAAGTCGTAGATTACAGGCGACTTGCTGAAGTCCAAATCAATGCCAGCCATCGGCACTGCCTTGGAACTCTGCTCTTTATGTTTTGTCATTCAATGTCCTGCACATCGGGTGCTTTCATATTGATGCCAATGACAGACGGTTTTTGTCCATCATCTGGGGTATCGAGCAGACCAGAAGCTTTAGCCAAAATACGCAGCACTTGAACCTTGTCAAACAGTTCAATGTCAATGACTGCATTGCCTTCTTTGTCTACTCGTTGGCTGATCTTCTTGATTGATTGCAGTGCATGTTCGGGAATCTTAGAGCTGGCTTTGACTCGCACATTGCCAGAGTCATCCCACTCCATGATGTCAGTGATCTTGGTGTTAGCCATGGTGAGCAGGCTATAAGCCACAGCTTCACGGTTGGCAACGATTGTTTGTGAGCGTTCAATACGCTGGACGACATTACGGACACCACCCCATCCTTTTACGGAGGGGTAAGTGCCGTTTGTCTTCTTTTCAACCTTTTCTGCTGCCATATTTTTCAATCAACTTAGACCAGATTAACCCACCGCCAATCTTGGCAACAAATTGCAGTAGAACAATTTCAAGCATCAAGCCGCCAAAAGCAATAGTTGGAAAAACAATAGAGTCAACGGCAGATCCAGCAATATTTGATCCATTGACACGAATCATCCAATCTTTGTTTTTCAAGTATTGATAGACCAATGTGTCAGCAACCATAGACAAACTAAAAGCTGCCAGTGATGCAAATGCAATCATGCCTGTAGCTGGATTGATGGCATAAGACACAACGCTGGCAGTAGCAATCAAGCCGCCCATTTTTATTGGCAATTTGTCACCTTCCCATAGATCATGCAATTTATCTCGCAAAGACAAATCCAAGCCAATCAAGACAAACGCATTGATCAAACTAAACCATGGGCCAAGCCAAGCCACCAATAAATTAGCAGTAACCAATGCCGCAATGTAAATTCCTGCGTAAATCACAATAAAACACCTTGTTCAACTTGATGAAATCCCCACACTGCTGGTGCATTGTGAGCCTCAATTCTGCTTCTCATTACTTGCGCCCTGGCTTCTTTGGTAGGTGGTGGGTAATTTCCATGTTTCCACTTTCCATCCATTCCGACATTGCGAGCTATATTGGTTGAATCAGCAGACGCAAATGGTAATTTTGTGAAGATTGATGGATCAAGCATTCGTAAACCATGCAGTTTGCAGCATGGTCTACCTTGCTCATCACAAATTACCCTCATTGCCTGACCAATTTTTGACCACCACTGAAAGGTTCCAATTGTTGAGAACTCGCCAGAGCTGCCAATGCAGACACGCACATAAGTGTTTGCCAGTTGTTCAAGTCTTTCTAAAGACTCGTGCATATGCCAAACTGGTGCGCCAAACCATAATGGCAAAGGGTTATCACGCAACAACGCATCATTGTCATCTTCAGTTCCATCAATGACATCAGGCAATACAGCAAAATCGCAAGATGGAACTTTCTTTAGATTCAATGCCCAGTCATAGAACGGTTGCCAGTCAGAGATTGGGTTCCCTGATTTCCATGCACTAAATGCGCCATTGTCAATAGCAAATGACTGAGCGACATCTATTGCAGTTGACAACTGTTCTGGATGGGCAAATGATACAAACGCATGACCAGCTTGTACAGCATAGTTAGCGACTGTTGTTGGCGTTATTGGCAATCCGTGATAGTGGATCATCAATAGCAGTTGGTATTGCAGTTGTTGCCATAACAGCAAGTGGTGCAAGTGACGTATCTACCATTAGAAGAATAGGTATGGGTCACGCAAGATGCCCAGACGGTGAAAGTAGAGGCAACTAACCAGATGCCAATCAAAGCTTTTTTCATGTGAGTCTCCAGGTTGATCAGAAAGGGATGTCGTCATCCATATCAGCAAAGCTCTTAGATACAGGTTTCTGTACAAGAGCAGGCTTCTTGGATTCATAACCGCCAGATTGTTGTTCAACAGGAGCGCCAAGCTTCAAGCTGAACCAGACGTTGCCAGTCTTGTCATCAACATTGCGCCATGCCGACAACCAGTACTGTTGACCAGATTGGTCTGTCCACTTTCCTGTGAGATCAGGTTGTGAATCTTTTTCTTTCTTGGTATTTTTACGCAGGCTACCCCCTGCTTTAGCAGCTTCCATCTGTTATCTCCTTTTTGAAGTGCGAATCTATGCTATCACAGTGCGATCATTGCAGACAACAATTATTTGTGGCATAGTTCAGTTGCGGCCATCACCCAGCCGTCCACAAGGCAGTGCAGCTTACCAAGTGGGATAAACGTGATGAACTCATCGGGACTTTAAGTAGAGCAATCGAACGGGGCCAAACAGGTGGGGCAGGCATCTAACGAATGTCTGTAATCTAGATAAACAAGGTGCTGCATCTCTAACGAGATTTAACCTCTTTTTTTAGTGGGTGCCATAGTTCGTGTAAAAGGTTTTGTCCACAGGACAATAAATGCCATTTGTCCGCTAGGACAATAAACGCAACCTCTGCCAACAAGCATTCCTGCCAAACAGCAATTAGCTACCAGCTTAAAAAACAGGGAAAAATTCAGTCAGGCCCCCCTCGATACAGCCAGCGGGTGGGGGGGCAAAGGGTCGTCTTTAGTGCCTGAGTATTACTGCGCTCTGCTGGCGGTGTGTGCTAAATGTAGGTAACGATAGGGGTCAAACTGTAGTAACACCTGCTTTATACAATGTCCATTATGTTAACCAACCAGGGCTATTGTGTACTTAAGCAAGCATCTTTGCCAGTATGCGCTCGATGTCTGCAAGTGTTGCATTCTTGCCAGCTTCTTGCTCTGCAATGCTGAACAGTTCATTACCTACTGCTTTCCTAATTGCTTCTAATTGACTTTTTCTATCATCTTTAACTAGCTGATAGTCATTACCTACTGATTCCAGTTTGCTAATCTTCTTGTTGGTTACTGTTCTTGTCTTCTTGTTCATGTCTTCTCCCTTTGCTCCTGATGTAAGTGGTTGATTCTCTTGGAGATATGGTGCTGATTCTCCTGAGATTGCGATGATGTCTTCCAGCTTCAGATCATTAAAGATGATTTGCCTTGTATGCGCTCTCTCGCCAGCAAATCCATGATAAAGAACCCGCATATACCCTTTGGCAATGAGTGATCTGGTTAGCACCGCTGTTCTGTTTAGACTGATTTTGAAATGCCCAGCAATGCGCTGCAGACCAACCCAAGTCAACCCGCCTCGGTTACTGTACGCACAGAACATCATCAGAACCCGCAATTCCATGTTGGTCAATGAGCGGTCTGTGATTGCTCTGATTGGAACCACAGAGAATTGGCGCTGGTCTGGTTGCTGTTCTTTCTTGTAGATTCTGGGTTTTCTAGGGAGCTTGATTGTTTCCATGCTCTGATTATGCACAGACATGAAAAAAGACCCCGAAGGGTCTTCTAAGTGGCTTTGCTGGCTGTCAGTACCTGATTGCCCCCTTGTTTGCTAGTCTCTGGGCATTCTTGATCTTGTTGACTGATGCGCTGATGGTACTTTGGGCGCATTCTATGAACCGAGAAGCTTCTGTCTGCTTCATGCCTTGCACAAGTACCGCATAAGCTCCTCTGCTGGCTTTGCTACCCATCTTCAGACCAGCAAGCTCATGCAAGGCAAAGAATTGGTCTGGCTTCATGCTTGATCCTTTAAAAGTTCACTGTCTCTATATGCTTTGTTCAATTGAATGTATTCTGTGCTGATGTCGTTCTCCCATCTGTGCCACCAATCAGAATCTAGGTCATAGTCTCTAGCATGTTGATCTAATCCTCTCTTAAGAGCATTCAACGCATGAGCGGTTGTCTGTCCATATGCGCTAAATATGAAATTAGGTGATTCAAAGCTTGCTTTAATCATTTGCTTGTCTCCTTATTTACAAAATCCAATGCTTGCTGCAAAGTATTACATTGGGCAATGCACTCAAAATTGACCTCATCTTCAATGTAAACACAGACAGTAAATTGCTCACCGCCAACCTCTCGGCGGTCTGGGTCTGGATAATCACACCAAAGCTTGTAAGTAACCTCTCCGAATTGCTTCTCAAAGCTGGGAGAGACATCGTTATGCCATGATGTATCAACCCAACCCTCAGGCAAGCTTAGTTCATCGTCATAGTCTGGGAATTCTGTTTTATAGGTCATGTTGTCTCCTTAGTGTGCTTTGTAAGATATGGTTTTTGTTGTCCAGCATTCACGACAGTCTAGGCATTTGCCTTGCTGGTTTGGTGCATTGCACTCTGTGCCAATTGGCTTTGTTGTGTGAACATTACTGATTGCAATGTTGGCAATGCCTTGCAAGCTTGCTGGCACATTGACCGCCTTGTCAACATACATTGCAGACAAGCGCACAATCAAGTTTTTAGGCAATGCCCCATGCTTCTCAATATATTGCTTGATCATTGAGTATTCCCTTGTTGGCAACCAATGCTGGCAATGTGGGGTTTGTTGTGCAACCTCTGCAATCTTCTCAAGATGCCAAAGCCCTTGCAGATCTCCAGAGTCATGCCAACGAAAATATGGATCTGCTCCAATGCTGGCAACCATTGAATCAACCCAGAATGCATCATTCAAACTGTCTAATCTTGCATGTTGTGCTGGTTCAATGTTGTTTGCATATTGCAGATAATTGCCTTTGTTTGCATAGCACATTGAACAGATTGATCCAGCGATCTTTGCCATCTTGAATCCAGTAATGCAAGCCACTGTGGGCAAACTATAGGATTTGCAAGGCATCTTGCTGGTCTGAGTCAATCCAGCATTGATTGTGTGAGCTTCTTTCTTGAGCATGATGGTTTTCATATCAACCCCACAATGCCAAGATAACCAGCAAACAGACTTGGGCAATTGCACAAGTCACAACGACATAAATATCTTGCTTTTCCATCTTCAATTCTCCTTAGTAGGTAGGTTTTTGAGATTTATCTAGGCTTGATTGCCTTAGATGCACATAGATTATTGCTTGCTCATGTGATATGAAATAGGGATAAACCCTAAGAGATGCAATTAATCATTGACTTGTTGTCAAAATGTATCAAGCACATACAAAGACAAGCTTCTGTCTGTCTTCTGTGCTGGCTTTGGCTTTGCCATGCTGATTTATAAATCCATGGCATTGCATACAGTAATAATTGCCACTTACTGGCAGCGCCGCCTGGCCATTTGCAAAACCCTCATGTTGGGGCCATGAAATTATTTCCCAGAATTTAGCGCCAGCGATTTGACAATTTTGTCTGGCAATTTCATGCGTTTTCGGTTGGCTTGTCCTGGCGCATGATAGATAAGAACTCATCTTTTAAGCCAGCATAAAAGGCATACGGGTCTGCTTCCAGCTCCTGTACACGCCACCATGCATGGCGCTTGAATGCTGGCATCCGTGCCATCGTCACCAAGTGATCTAGCGTGGACTGGTAATGCTCAGGATCAACTTCTTTCATCAGCATCTTGCATCCACACCAACACATTGGCAAACACCAACAGCGTACCAATGGCAATGGCTGCGCCTATGAACAAGCACAGAATAGTGGCAATCATTCCTTCATGCTCCTGATATAGATGGCAAAGCTGCTGATGGTGTCTTTGCCAAACGATTCCATGCGCTCGATGGCTTGAGCCACCTCTTCAATGATGTGGTTGCGGTAGGGATTCAGCGATTCCACCCTGCTACGCAACTCTTGAACAGCCTGTTCAGCAGAGTCCACACGCTGCTCAACCTGCCGCTTGCGCCATAAGCTTTCATCCATTTTTTTCCTTCCAGTTGTACTGACCCTTGACTGTGAATCTGCCAGCCTTGCGAAAGATCGTGAGCAATGACTTGTACGGCACACCAAATCTAGCGGCAATCTCTTTCTTGCTGAAGCCCTGGTCATGCAAGCTGAAAGCCCTGCGCTCATCAATCTGGATGGGCTTGCGACCACCGCCTCTATATCCCCGCTTCATTTAAGACTCTCCATGCTGTTGCGGCGCACAATGGGACTTGTCCGTTGCCAATGGCTTTAAGTCTGTCCACCCGACAGGCCACCCCATGAGCCACTCTACCCACGGCGGGTTCAACTGACCACCATTCCCTGCTCCCATCAGTCGGGCCTCTTCCACTGTCGTGTTCTTGTTGAGCAAATCCCAACTCCCAGTCCCGCCACACATCCCTGCTGTGCGTGGGGTTGGCCAGGTTAGCACCGCTGTGCTGAGACTTGTTTGCGTCCCCTTCTTTCCATCCCTGCGAATCTGCAACCCCTGCCTTGCCTCCGAATGAACTGGCGTTGGCCACAATCCACATTCTGTCCCGCTGGTGTGGTGCGCCAATGTCGGCAGCTCCCATAACAGTCCATCTCGTGTCATACCCCATTTGGGTAAGGTCAGCAATGACTCGTGTTCCTCCCCTAGTAGTGAGCATTGGGCTGTTCTCCACGAACACGAATCGGGGTCGAACTTCGCTAACCACCCTCGCCATGTGTGTCCAGAGTCCTGACCGCTCCCCATCCAGTCCATCCCCTTTTCCTGCGGCTGAGATGTCCTGACAGGGAAAACCCCCGCTGATGACATCGACTTTGCCTCGCCAAGGGTTTCCATCAAAGGTACAGATGTCGTCCCAGATAGGGAATCTAGGTAAGAATCCGTCAGCTTGCCTTTGCAATAGAACTCTGCGTGGGTAATCTTCGATTTCAACGGCGGCAACGGTTCGCCACCCAAGCAGATGTCCTCCAAGGATTCCCCCGCCACTTCCCGCAAATAGTGCCAGCTCATTCATTGCATCCCCATAGGATCTTCATCGCTCAGGCAATCCCTAACCCGCTTCAACTCCCTTGCCAGCATCACCATCAACTGGCTGTTGGCACTGAAAGCCTCAGACATCTGCTCAAACTGGCGCTCAAGATGGCTGATGCGCTGCTCCAAAGTCTCTTCTGTCATGGCAATAACTCCAATACTGTTACCTCAATGCAAGGTGAACCATATGCCTTGCTCCCATGTAACTCACACACCTGGCTGTCATCCACCCACAGAATGCCGTTGCCAGCGTCCATGATGGCCTTGATGTAGTTGTCCAGATCAGGCTTGCCAACTGGCCTAAGCACACCTGTCTCCGCTTGGAGCCGCTTGGCCTTTGACCAGCTCACAGGAATAGCCTTGTAGACCCGCACAGACAGGGCTACAGGCGTGTCCAAGGGAGACTGGCTACCCATGGCTTCTCTGGCTGCTTGGGCTATCTCCTGCTCCCAATTGGCTGTCTTCTGCGGGGTGTACGTCCGCACAAATCCCCCTTGACGAGCGAATCTCGGCCTCCCTTTCCCCACAGGCTCGCCAAAGACGCTGAAATTCACCATCAAAGTCATCAAGATCCCCTGTTATTTGCAAAGCTCTGTTCACTACGCTGTCGGGCATTGGCCTGCCCTCTTTCACGCAATCCAACACTCGGATGGCATCCTCAAACGTCATCGCACAGCCCTCAAAGACTTGATGAATGGCAGTTCAGATGGTTTTTCTGGGGGAGGTGGTGGCATATTGGCGCTTGGCGGTGTCCAGCCATGCTTCCTCCACGTTGCCTGTACGTCAGCACCACGCTGGTACTTGAAGTTGTCTGATGTCACATGGATGCTGGGCAAGGTGATCCTCGTGCCAGCAGGGGGAACCCATTTCTCGCTCATACATTGCCTTTCAAAAAAGCTTTGATCCTGTCGTCAGGGGTAGCATAGACGGCAGACAAGTTATCCACAATCAAGGTATCCACAATGGCAGACTGGCTCTTGCGCTGGTCAATAGCCGCCTTTTGCAACAACGCCTTGGCTTGTGGTCTGATGCGAACCAGCAATTGCTGAGTCTCGATCTTGGGTTTGGTGTGTGTGTGTTTCATGCTATCAATCTTATATCAAATTCCAAACGAGCAATTAGGGAAACCACCTAGAAAATCAGCATCCATTGGTGTTGTAAGATGCTATCACTTTGCAATCATGCAAGGCAAACAACCTACCTACTAAGGAGAGTTCAATGGAATTCGGCACATTTTGGAAAAAACTTGTTCGCCGCAACGCACCCCAAACCAGTCAGGAAGCAGCCCAGTTGGTCAACACCACCAACATGGAGCAGATCGTCTACGAGGCAATTGCTGAATATCCGCAAGGGTGCATTCAAGACGAGGTACTAGCTCACCTGTCGAGCTACCCCTACTCTACAGTGACCGCTCGGTTCCGTGCCTTGCTGGACAAGGGTTACATCATTGACACTGGGCTGACCCGCCCTGGTCGATCAGGAAGAAAACAGCGGGTTCTCATCATCAAGGAGTTTCACAATGCCTAAATTAACCTCGGACACCATGCTGTCCTGCTCTCAATTGCCCAGCCTCTTTGGTGTCAGCCCCTACAGCACACCCAACGATGTGCTGACCTTCTGCATGAAAGCCATGCGGGGTGAAGATCCACGCACCCCAGCAGGGGAAGCCGCAGACTGGGGCAACGCTTTGGAGCCAGCCATCATCGCTGAGATGGCAAAGCGCCTTGGGCTGAAGAGTTACGTCATGCCCGACACCGCCTTCACCCACCCGCACCTGCCACTTGCCGCCAGTGCCGATGCCATTGGTACGCCAGATGACAATGTTGTAATCCAGCATGATCCCAGCAAGGGCATCTATGTTGTGGGCGCTGACAGCATTGCCCTGATCGGCAACGGAGTGCTGGAATCCAAGCTGACTCGTGGTCATCCAGAGGATCAGCTTCCCTTGTACCGTGGGCCAATCCAAGTCCAAGGCGTGTTGATGTGTACTGGTTTAGACTGGGCAGCAATCGGTTGCCTGTACTCAGGCGTGGAACTTCGCATCTTCCTGTTTAAGCCACACGGCGAAACCAAAGAGCAGATCGAGAGCAAAGCCACCGACTTTGCCAACCGCCTGACAACCTTTGAAGAGACTGGCGACATCCAGTATTACCCAGCCGCCAACACTCGTGATGCCAACAGGGTGTGGGCAGTAGCCAAAGAAGACGAGATAGATCTGGGCATTGATGGCGAGGATTTGATTGCCGAAATCATCGTTGCCAAGCAAAAGATCGAAAGTCTCCAAGAGGATATTGACCGCTGGGAAACAGATCTCAAGTCCATGATGAAAGACAGTGCAAGCGGGAAAGCTGGTCACTGGACAGTTAAGTGGCCCATGCGTCACTACAAAGCCACGCCTGAGAAGATCACGCCAGCAAAAGAAGCCTACTCCATCCGTCAGTCAACGCTCACTATTAAGGAAGCCAAATGAAACAGATTGCATCAGCCCTTGTCAAAGCCCAACGTGCCTTTGGCCCAGCTCTGAAGACCAGCACCAACCCACATTTCCGCAGCCGATATGCTGACCTGTCTGCCTGTGTGGAGGCAGTCATTGATGCGCTAAATGAGAACGGCATCTTTTTACTGCAAAAAAATTACGACTGCAATGACGGCATCATGTGCGAGACAGTCTTTGTCCACGAGTCTGGCGAGATGCTGGAGTGCGGCATCGTCCACTTCCCTGCTGTCAAACAAGATCCACAAGGGTACGCCAGTGCCTTGACATACGCTCGTAGGTACAGCCTGATGTCAGCCTGTGGCATCGCTCCAGAAGATGACGATGGCAATGCTGGTAGCCGCCGTCAAGCGCCAGCAGTCAACCCCTTGGATGCTATCAAGCCAGCGCCAGCAGTGACACTGCCCTACACGCTAACGATACCAGGCAAAGAGTCACGCCAATATGCTGATTCAGAATCGTATGTCAATGGGACTATCGAGTTGCGGGACAAAGTAGAGAAATCAACCTTGGCAACCCGCACAAAAATGACTAAGCTTCGGGAGCTGAAAGAGGCAAACGAGGATCAGGTTAACAAGATCAACCCTGAGCATAAGGCCAAGTTGCTTGGGGATTACCAACTGCGCTTGAAGAGACTGGGCGCACAGCTTGAGGAGAAAGAAGATGAATCTAACGGACTGGGAGAAGCTGGATAAGGAATACAGGGAGTATTGCCAGCAGTGTCAAACCACTGGCAAACCCCCTGTTGATTTCCACACTTGGCTACTAGGCCAAGATTAAGCCATCAAGGTATCCAAGGCATGTTGTGTCCGTGCAATGCGGTCATCCATGCCATGGGTTCCACCATTGATTCGTTTGGTCAAGGTGGTCATATCGTTGGCATCAGCAAACTGATTCAACTTGTTCTTGTTCCAGAACCAGCCAGCGGATAAGGCAGCATATTGTGGGCTGGACACTTGGTCTGGATCTTTCAGCAAGTCAACACCCAAAGCCTCACCGCAAGCACGGTAGTTATCCTTGCCAGTCAATTGGATCAAGCCACGACCACGGTACTTGAAGCCCTCACCAGATTCCTCGTCACCATTGCCCATGCGATCAGCATAGACCTTGTTGGCAATCTTCTCTGGGTTGCGGTGGTATGGCTGGGCAACGTCCAATGATGGGAACCGCTTAGGCCAAACCTTAGTCAATCCTTCTGCTGAGTAGTTGAGGTTTTCTTTGAGCGCAGTGAATCCAGCCGACTCGTGAGCGCACTGCCCCAAGAAGCAAGCTTGTCTCTCAGGTGTGTTAATTTCAAACCGATCAAAAGTTTCATTGATTGCATCTATCCACTCCTCTGCTTTTACTGGGGTCATCTTCAAGGCTTGCGCCAGTTGCTCTGCGTTCATGGGGTTCCTTTCATGGTTTGGTAGGCTTCGTTGTAGGCATCGATACAGGCGTTGAGTTGCCTTGTGTTGGCATCTCCTTGGTCTGTGATGGCGACAATAGATTTAGCAACCTCTCTGTCAAGTTCGGCTGTTGCTTGAATGCTATCTCCGCTGGCAGGGGTGGGATTGTCGGTGGCTTGTACGGTTGGGCAGGTGGCTTTGACAGGGATCCGCAACCGCAAAGTACCAGAGTCAATGTCAGCATTGCGCTTTTGAGAAATAGTTTTTGCATGTTTTTCAGCTTTCACCAATTGATTTGCTTGCGCCTGGACAGCAGTGACAAGCGCCTGTTCTTTGACTCGTGCCTCTTCGTTTAACCTAGCAATCTCTAGTTGCTGTCGGTCAAACTCATCTGCACCGCCTTTGAGATAGCCGCTCGTACCTGCACCAAGAACAGCTAGGACGATACCTAGCAGTACCCATGGGTTGAACAGACTCATTCTTTGGCTTCCAGTTTAGGTTCGGGATCATTGTCAGTAGCCTCCGCTTTGGCAGTAGCCGTGGCAACAGCAGCAGACACAGCCTTGCGGCCAGCCACACCACCCAGCACGCCAGTGCAAAGCAGCATGATGTCGTTAATCATCTTGGTGTAAACCTTGTCAATTGGCGCCATAGATGACATGGGCTGGGTGACGAATGTCACAGAATAGATGAAGCTGAAACATGAACCCAACAAGATGATGGAGATCACGAATATCACCCAAGCCCACACTCGTGCCTCGATCTCTTCTGGGGACAGGCGATTGTTTGGTTTGTATCCGATGGTTGCCATCACTTGGACTCCTTCTCTGGTTTGGTAAGTTGGTCAGGGCATGTGCCTGTGGCGGTGCAAACAGGAGGCTTGCATTCAGTTAGCTCCCAGTTCTTGGGGTCTTGGCAAGGGTAACGAAAGCGATCTTCACAAGCAGTCAGCATGATGCAGACCATGCAAGCAAACACCCAAGTCGCCAGAACTGATATGTCATGTCTTGTCATTTTTACGTTTCTCCTGTTCAATTTCACGCCTCATTTTTTGAACCTTCTCTACCTCTTGTTTGACCTCATGCTTGGCCTCCAAGATGTCGAGGTAAAGCATTGCACCAAGCGGGAGAAGCAGAGCCACCAACACACATGCAGCGATCCAGCCCATCAACTCTTCCCCCAACGACTGACGAGGTTGAACCACAGCCACAGGTAAAGGAGGAATGAAGTAGTCGCTACTACTGCCGCCAGCTTTGCTTGCAGGTTTCTTTCCTCTTGCCTGAGTTGCCATGCTGCTTCCCGCTTTTGTGCCTCCTGTTTCAGCCTTGCCTTTTCCTGTTCCTCTGAGATGACATCCTTCATCTTGAAGACCTCGCTGTACAGAGCACCCATCTCTGGCGGTGACTGGTACACCATCGTCTCTCTAATCGTCACCACCAGCCTGTCCATCTCTTGCTGTGCCATCACTCGCTTGAGTGCAGCTTCCATCAAGTTCTGATCTGGGTCATAGACTGTCAGGCTCTTCTCTTCTTCCTCCCTGATGTGTGCGGCCAACTGCTCTTGCAGTCTGAAGAACTCGGTCAGGTTTTTGACGATGTCAACTTTGACTTGAGTCTCGTCAACAGCGACATAGGCAGACTTCTTAGACTTGACAGCAGGCTTTGCAGCTTGAGCTTTAGGCTTGCTACCAAAGAACGCAAGGAGCTGGCCCCAGAATCCATGAACCTCTTTGCCAATTGCAATGACTTCATCAGCGGTCTGCTTGATCTCAACGAAAGATTCTTTAGCCTGCTTGTAAAGCTCACAGCCAGCTTGGATCTGTTTGACCAAGCCAGCCGCAAGTAGGCAGATGCTGATTGGATCCACATCACAGCTTCAGCACCAGCGTTAACAACATGCCAATGATGGCTGCACATGAGCCGATCAGGATCTGCTCAATGCGCTTGAGTCTGGCATTGATGCTGTCGTAACGCAGCTCACACACAGCTTCGTGCGTGTCGAGTCTGGCCTCAAGCGGGGTCACTGAGTTTCCTCATCTGCTGGCTCTGGTTCGTTGCCTTCAGCCACCCAAGCCTTGAACTCTGGATAGTCTTCAGTGCAAGTCAGACGGCATTTGCCATCATCGTCAATGCGGGCGTAGATGGTTTGACCGTCCATGTTGGTTGAATGAATTTTGAAAATCATAGTTCGGCACTCCATGCGAGAAATGCGTTCGCGTTAGCGGAACGCATATAACCTGCCCATCCTGCTGTTTGACCAGAAGCAACCGTAGTTGTTAAACCACCAAGATATTCTGTAGTAGTGCTAGCATTTATAGCGGGCACAGCACTACACGTTCTTGAAGTACCAGCAGCCCTTACTACATAATCGCTTGCAGTTCCGCTTTGCTCAAGCGCAGAAGGAATAGTCCGCATAGTAACTGGGAAAGGAACTAAAAGCCCACCAACCGTAGCGGATTCAATAAAAGCAACACCAAACCCATAACTTTCTTTTGTTGCTTGCGCCCGATAGTAATAACGCTGTGCAAGCTGAAGCTCAGTGCCATACGGCCTGTAGTCAAAGCTCGTTGCTGTTGAGCCTTTCTCAAGCTGGACACCTGTGATGTAGAAGGTGGCTCCGTTTGTGCCGACTACGCTGGTTGCACCTGTGGCTGATACATAGTTTGCTCCAGCCCATGCCCCAGCAGTACCACTAAAACTAGAACCAACACCAAGCCCAAAATTTAATGTAAGGCCTATGCCGTTTGTTGTGAGCCATGTACCACTTGTGTCGCCTGCAATGCTTACAGTTTTCTGCTCCCAAGTGTTTGCAGATGAAATTGCATATGTAAACGCGTAAGAACGATTAGACGCGCTGTTTTTTACTGAGCCACCAAATGTCCCCGTCAAAGAACTACGTACCCAAAAAGAAAGCGTAATCGGAGCGGCATTTGCGGTTCCCCATGCCATGTCCGCAAAGTTAAAGCCTTCAATCTTTTGAGATATGGCAAAGATGTTTGTGGAGGCATCCGCTGTTGATGCTGTAGATGTAACCCCAAGATAGTTAGAAAATCCCGCTGGAGGCGTTACAGAGCCAGCGTTTTGTTGAACGGTATATTTTCCTGTAACTGCGCTTCCAGCATAGGAATCTCCTGACCATCTGTCTAAATTATAAGCACCGTTAGTCTGTGCAAAACTAGCCCCCGCATTCCTCTGGTCAATCCGCATATCCGAATTTATCAGACGATTCCGAAACCCAAGCGAGCTATCAGCAATGCTGCCTATGTTTGCAAGTGATGCTGTTTTTCCCATTATGCGTTCTCCTTATGCTCTTGCGAATTCACCATGATATTTTGCTCGTGCTTCTGTGGCAACTAGGCCAGCAAGATCAATGTCTTTGAAATTTCCGATGAAAATTGATTTTTTGTTTACTTTCACATAAACAGCCCATAGTTTTCTAACCTTATTCCAAGTGACATTTCTGTATCCGCTTGTGTTTGAAGAACGTATTTTTGAATTCATTTGGTTTGTGGAATCATTTGATTCACGCAAATTTTCAATTTTGTTATTGTTTGTGTTGCCATCAATATGATCAATTACATCTGGAAGATGGTTATGACACATCAGATAAATTATCCTATGGGCAAGATATTGCTTTTCTCCAATAGTGATTTTTATGTACCCATTACCACTTGGACTACCGCAAGGTTTTCCATTGCGATTTTTGTGTTTTGAATTTTTCCAAAGCAAGATGCCATCTTTAAATTCAAACAAATGATGTGCAAGTTTATATGTAAGCATTATTTGCTTTCCAAAACTGTGATGCGGTCAGTCAGGGTGGTGATGATTTTCATGGCATTGCCGCTTTGATTTCATCTACTGTTGAAGCAGAGTCAATCGCTGTTTGCATGGCGGCATACTTATAACGAATGACTTGTCTTGCCGCTTCTGCCGCTATTGCTTCAGATGGAATAGTTGCCTTAACATCTAAAGGCGCAAACTCAGTAGACCGAGCTTCACGGCGTTTGTCATGAGCAATTGTTTTGGCTTTGTCAATGTTAATGGTAATCATTGGGTCACCTCGGTAAAGTCAGCCTGCCACGCATTCCTAAATGTGCGGTCTGTTGGAATGTCTGCTACATCCACAATCTTGAATGGCTTGCCAGCGGGAACATCCTTGGCGGCAATTTCCTCAATAGTTAAACCGCATTCAGCGGCTGGAATGATGATGGCTACACCGCCGTCACCTGTTGGGTAAATAATACGTTCGTTCATTTTTATTCCTTATCTAAAGATTGCAGCAGTTACGTTTTCCATGTCTGCTAAACTCATAACTGTACTGCTATCATTACAAGTAGATATATTAACATCTGTAACATCGTATGAATAAAATGTTATAAAATCTCCAAATGTTCCATCTTGATTGCTATCATTTTGAGCGCAGTTTCCAACGGCAGTAAAATTAGCATCAGGCATATTTGTTGCAAAGTTGAATCTGTACAATCCAGTACCAATATCCGAAATACTAGAAACATTGCCACTGCCTATAATAGTAACTGCGCCTATCCCAGTAAATCGCACCCAAGCACGGCAACCATAAGCTGTAGCCACTGAACCATAGCCTGAGTTGAATTGGAGTAGGCCTGCTGAAGTAATACGAGCTTGCTCAGTGCCACCTGTTGCTATTGCAACAGTGTCAGCCGCAGGGAAGAAGATGCCTGTGTTGGTGTCGCCTGTAGTTGTGATGGCAGGGGCAGAAACAGTACCAGCTTGAACAGTTGTCACACCAGTAATGGTGACAGCGCCATTCACAGTGCCACCACTCACAGCACTCAGCGCATCAGCAACTGTGAAGCTCTTGAACGCAATGATGTCAATGATGTCGCCAGTACCAGCAGCGACACTCAGCACAATGCTTGTGCCGTTGCTGGCGGTGTACTCTGATGTGTCCAACGTCACGCCATTGCGATGCACAGCAATGTTGTTGACTGTGTAGGTCAGCGTTGCACTGGCAGCATCAGCGCCACTGAATGTGGTCTGACCGCTTGTGGCTACATAGCGGAAGCGCAGCAACGATGTAGCGCCAGCAGATGTGGCTGTGATCCAGCTTGCGCCGTCATACACCTTCATCACGTTTTCAGTTGTGCTGAAGTACAGAGCGCCAGCGACCAAGGCATTGCCGTCATTGTCAAGCGTAGGGTCTGAAGACTTGGAGCCAAGGTAGCGGTCATCAAAGCTGTCAAGCGCAGAGGCCGCAGCCGCAGCAGAACTTGCCGCAGATGTTGCACTGCCACTGGCGGCAGTTGCGCTGTTTGACGCATTGGTCGCCTGTGTGCTGGCTGTGCTTGCTGATGCCGCAGCGTTTGTCTCGCTGGTAGCCGCATTGCTGGCAGATGTGCTGGCAGCAGACGCAGAGCTGGCAGCGTTGCTAGCCGATGTGCTGGCATTGCTGGCTTGGGTTGTTGCAGTGCTTGCAGATGCCGCCGCATTGGTGGCAGATGTAGATGCACCGCTGGCGCTGGTGCTTGCATTACTTGCACTTGTCGATGCGTTGCTGGCCTGAGTGCTTGCTGTGCTGGCAGATGCGCTTGCGGCAGAGGCAGAGCTTGATGCGGCGCTTGCACTTGATGCCGCAGCAGTTGCGCTGGTCGATGCATTGCTAGCACTGGTAGAAGCGGCAGAAGCGGCAGTCTCAGCGTTTGTTTCTGCTGTCTCAGCATTAGTCTCGGCAGTTTCTGCTGCTGACTGAGCGGCTTCAGCAGCGGCTTGTGCGGCTTCAGCGGCAGTCTGTGCATCTTGTGAAGATTCGTTATCAACAAACAAATCCCACTTGGCAGAATCAGCGTTGGTAGTAATTGGCTGAGATCCGCTTGATGTGTGAGATGTGTTGCAGTAGTAGACGTTTCCAGTTGATGTGTCTTTGACGATGTCACGCTTGTTGTACGCAACACCAGCCGCCCAGTTACCACGGTTATCGCCAATCACTTCACCAGTTGTTGGATCACCATTGGCATCAAAAGCCAGCGTCTTGTTGGCTCGTACTGATGCCCTTGGCAGGGTCATGTCAATGGTGGTTGGATCTGTCTGTGGTGCGATCAAAGCACGTTGCAGGGCTTCAGCATTCTGCTGGGCAAAGATGGTCTGCTGATCCATCTCGTCATTAACAGTGTTGGCAAAGAAGTCACCACCAGTCACAAAGTCAGTAGTACGCTGAATGGTGCGGTTACCAACGATTGCAATTTGAGTAGCCCCAGTTGGTGTTGCGGCTAGGGTTACATAACCTGTGCCATTGCTGTTGATAGTGACTGTGTAGTTTGTGGTCAACGTCAACAGAGTGTCGTCACGATAGACGGCAATGTCGGTGTTAGCCAGAATCTCAAAGGTAAAGTTGTACGGCCCAGTACCACTGGCTGTATATACCACTCGGCGTGTTACGTTGGAAATTGGGATCGCCATGATTTATTCCTTTGCGTTATTTTATGTACTATTCGTCAATCTTCCAAATCCAAAGAAAGCTCACGTTTTGGTAGCTTGTATTTGCGGATTGCCAAATCTTTGTTCTTTTGGATTTGAGCTGAAAGGTCTGGATACTCGGCAGCAAAGCCAGGATTATTTACAGCGGCTTCTTTAAATTCACTCTGAATATTTGACAACTTGGATGTAATACCTTCGTATGCTCCATTTGCCATTTCTTTTCTGTGAATTGGATCGTTCAAAGCCTTGCCAATTGCGCCTTTGAAGTTCTGTCCTTCGACGACAACATTGTTCATCATCAACAGCAAATCAGAATATTCATTGTCATTCAAGCGAATGTTGGCAATTGTCCTGTCAGGCTTTTTCAATGGCATACCCTGGCGAGCTTTAGCAATCTCTAGAATCTTTCCTTCAACTTCATCTAATTCACCAACAGTTCTATTGAATGGCATGATCCAATACAGCGCACTGTTTGCGCCAGTCTGAACTTCTTCTCCCCACAGGTTGCGTGATGGCTTGATCTTTTCAGAACCAATTGGAGTTTTTGCCAACCATGTTCTAAACATGAAATCAAAATATCTTTCTTCTGAAGACAGACTGGGATCAGGAGTTACTTCACGTTTTGTTGGGTCAATAGTGTTTTCAATCTGACGTAACAATGCACCTGCTGGCATTGGAATTGGCGTTACACCACCAACCATACTGGTTGCAACACCACCAAAGAATTGAATTGCGGCTTGATTAGCTTGATCACCTTTTGGATTTCTACTGACCTCTTCAATCATAGAAGTGAAGTCATTGACTCCTCTCATAAAAGGCAATTCACCAACATATTTAAATGGCATCAATGCTGAATACAAAAGCAAATCTTGGTAGTCATCATCGTCATCTGCACCATATACAGAACCAATCTCTGCTATTGTTGCCGCAGAACCCAACATTGCACCAATAGGCTCAAGACCAGCATAGCTTCGGTAAATAGTTTTGCCATTCTCATCAACACCCATTTTTATTGAAAAAGGTTGCCATCCAGTAGTTTCACGCAAGAATTTTCTGCGTTCAGGATCACTTGGGCCAGCGCCAGTAATGTCACCATTCAATGCTAATGTATATGCATACCCCATAATTGCCGCACCAGTGGTTGCTTTACCAATAGCCATTTGTCGGCGAGCGCCACCAGCAGCATAGTCATCACGAATTTCTTTTATTGCAAGTTGCATGAAAGGAGTTCGTGCAAACATTTGCTTTTGCATGTTGATAACGCTTTTAATAAATGGAGCAAGCATAGTACCAACTGGCCCCATATCATTTCTAATTTTACTCAAAGCATTACCAAAACTTCCAAGGTCTGACTGTAAAGTTCCTTCCAAAACAGCTTGATTTACTTTATCAATAATTCTTACGTCAGGAGATGAAATCTGCAATGCCATGCCATCTAGGGCTTTTTCTGTATCAACACCACTTTGAATAGACACAAGCGCATCACGAGCCGCAAGTCTTTTGGTTTCCATTGCAGCAATCATTGCTTTTGAAAATTCATCAACGGCTTGCATTGATCTAGGAACAAGGCGTATGGCTTTGCCCAAATAATCAACAGCAGTAGCCATTGGACTTTCTGGGTCAGCAAATAACTTTGCAGAAATAGCTGGATCTGGCGTTTTATCTACATCACGACCAACTTTGTAAACAGGGGCATCTGTAACAAAAGACTGAAACCCAGCTTTCAATCCAGTTGGAATGCTGTGGAAGAACGTAATCATTTCTATGACTGCTTCTGCGCCATATACCTGATCTGATCCTTTGCTTCCAAATAAAGGAGTGCCAATTCCCTTGTCTAAAACACGACCAACAGTTGACGCAAATGTAGTATCAATAGAACGAACTGCTGTTAACACAAGGTTTCCAAACAACGCACGTTCAACAGTTGCTGGCGAAGACATGATTGAAAAGTAATACAGCTCTTTCCATACTTTTGCAAATTGCTGTGAAGTAGTCCCAGCCAAATCAACAAAACGTGCTTGTTGATCAAGCGCAAGTGTGCTGTATATGTCAGCCATGTTTTTTAAATTTGCACGTCCTCCCATTTCATTTAGCAATGTGTTGATTTGGTTTATATCAACCAACCCAGCACTGCCATCAACAGGCAAACGGAATGAACGCAAAGCTCTACCAGCTTCTGTTTGCGCCGCTTTAATCTTCATTTGAATAGCGGCATGAGTAGACAGATGGTTATAAAACTCAAGCAACAACTTATCATCTTCAGTGCCAACAGGCATTGATTTGATTTTTGCTGTTAGATCATTTAAGTGATTTGCAGACTTAACAAGCAAATGACGACCAGCAAGCAATTGCTCTGCATTCATTGTTTCGCCAATTTTCAAGCGCAACACATCAGGCAAAATATTTAGTCGAGTAGCCATGTCATTTAAGGCTTCATCAGATATAACGCCACGTTTTGCTATATCTGTTTCACTTGCAATCATTTTGCTTGTCGCATCAATGATCTTGTCAATGTCTGTTACATCTTGAATTTTGTTGAAGTTAAAGTCAATACCAATGGCTGGAACCTCAACGCCATTTAAAAACTTATCAGCTTGTTCTGGCGTAGCAGTCTTAATAACGCCAATTGTTTCTTCATATGTAGGAGGAACAACCTCAACAACCTCATCTACTTTTGTAATGGCCTCTTGGATTTGTTCAATTGTTGCAGGTGCAATCGGTTGCTCAACAACAGGCTCACCCTTTTTGCGCTTTGTTTTAATAGCTTTCTTAACAGCTTGTACAGCGCCAGGTATGCTTTTCTTTTCAACAGCAATGGCAGCATCTTGCACAGCTTTTTGTGAAGCAAGCGCAGCAGCATCATCCATTGATGTATCTACTTTCTTTGTGGGAGTAGTAATGGCCTTTCCAATTACTCGTCCTGTCTCAAACAAAGCTTCTAAACCAGAGCCTAAACCAGCAACTTGCACATCTTCTTGCTGTGGTTGCTCCATAGGATTAGCCATGTCAACTTCAGTTGGCTCATCTGTAGGCTCTCCTTTTGGAAGCAAACTATCAAGACGTTGCTGAAGACCTTGAATAGCCATTATTTATTCTCCATATCTGGTTGTGTTTCGCCTGTTGTAGTTGTAGCAGCTGTAGCAGCTGTAGCGGCAATTGTCTTCTTGGCTTTTGCCATGGCTTTTGCGCCTTTGATATAACCACCAGGGGCTAAGAATTCACCAACGGTTTCCATAGGATGGTTGCCTTCTCCAACTTTGCCTACGTTTTTGTCAAGCCAAACCTTAACATCTTCTGTTTTTGGCAGTACAGTTCCTTTGGGAACATTTGCACCCATGGCATTAACAATTAAGCGAGACAGACTTTCTAGATCACCAGGCAATCCAATAAACCCTTGAGTAGCACCTTTAACTGGAGCTGCCAATGTATCAGCCAACCCCATAAAAGCTTCAGACATAGGCGCATCTGTACGAGCCTGACCAGCTCCGCTTCCACCCATAGCCAGCAAAATTGGTCTACCAATTGCGATTGATTCGCCATGTGGTGCGTTGTAGTACACCACTTCGCCGTCATCAGTCATCTCAGTTGTCAACTCAGGATCGCCCATGCTTGCACGTTCTAACAACCCTTGGCGCCTCC